ATCTACCAGCACATCGTCTATATCGAGCATTGAAAAGGCATCAAAGCTGACACCGAAGTCAGTGGCGACCATACCAGTCTTGCTCACTCCTGTGATAGTAACCCTGTGGCTGAGCTTGTTAGCAAAGCGATCCACGAGCGACTTGTGCCAGGAGCCGTAGTTCATATCGCCCTGGACATAGTAGTTCTTGTCGTTGGACGGATCGCGCGCCACACGCTCGTTTATCTTGTAGTCTTTGCCCAGATATGGTGTGATAGTTGAACGGCACCACGGATGGAGCGGCGGAACATTCTCACCGACCTTTGCGCTCTTCATTGAGAAGATGCGCTTGTCCATTGAGCGGCAGATGTCCGATGTGCGCATATCTAGCGTAGCGAGGAACTGGAACTTTTCGATGCCCATCTCTTTGTAAGCCTCAACGGTGGAGAGGTTTTCAAAGTAGCTGGTTTCAGTCCTGACCAGGCGCATCGCTGCGTGCTGGCTCACTCCAAAGCGTTCGCGTATCATTCGAGCCGTTACTTCAGGGCTTTGGCCGAGAGCAACCGCTTTACCGATGACTGCTTGCAGGCTGTCCGCTAGCTTGTCGGTATTATTCCAGATGCGTTCGGAGTAGTTAGCGCCAGCAAACTTGGTGCGGAGTATCTTGTTGACTGTCTTGTCATCTAAGGTAGAGAAAGCTTCCGTTGCACCGAGTTTCTTGGCCGAGTCGTAGATGGAACGGTAGTAGGCATCCTTGATGGTGTTAGAATGTGCCGTTGTTTCCACTTCATTCTGCTTCTGACCGACTTTTTTGGCTTCGAGCCATAGTTGAGCGTTCAAAAGCTCAAGACGGCTCAGGCGGCCGTTGAAGCGGTCAGGGAGCCGCCTTTCCAAGCCAGCGACTCGTAGTTGGTTGTAGAACTTCACTAGGTCGCCGCTCGGAGCGATAGCGTTGAGTGCAGTGGTGTCCCACTTGTTTTCGGAATAGTAGATGCGATAAAGGTGTTGTATCTCGCTCACTGTTTGGCGCTGAGCACTGGTATAGATACCGTAGATTTGCTTGAGATACGGCTCAGACTTGATTTCTGCTTCAGTGAGCTTTTCTATCGCTCGCTTTTCCCAGTAGTCTTTCGAGCTTGCCATTTAGCCTCCTACATATCTTCTAAGGCTTCACTCTCGTCAAGTTCGCGCTCAGAAGGTTTGTCGGTGCCATAATTGTCTTCAGTCTTGGTCGCCTTTGCACCTTGTTCTTCGGCGGCCAGTTCAACGGTCTCTTTAGCATCTACCACGAAGGAGAGCTGGGAGACCAGGGTTTCACGGTCAACGATACCATCGAGAGCGTTGATCATATTTGCAGTTTCGACATCGTTCTGCGGCAAAGCGCGCTTGAACACTGCATCAATATCGCCTATCTCAATGGCTGGCATATTGGCGGTCTTCATCAAGTAAACATTGTAGAGGTGGACACGCTCCATAAGTGAAGCTTCAAAGCAGCGCTCTTTGTCTTTCGCGTGTTTTTCAAAGGTAAAGAGCTTGTATTGTAGAGCCACACCAGAAGAGCTGCCAGCGAAGTTCTTGTCTGAAACATCAGGAGTCATCGAGATCATATGGATGTCATCCTTGATGGAGTCGCGGAGTTTCTCGCTTTCTTCTTCATTCGTGCTCTTGGTGATGTATTTCATCTCGGCACCTTCTGGAAGGTCAGCGATGCGGCCGTTCATAATATCTTCAACTTGCTTTTCTTCGAGACCACCGCCAGAAACGAGCAGGATGGAGTTCGCGTTCTTCATACGGTCATTCACGCGAGCGGTCTGAAGCTTGTTGTAGGCATCGATATTCGGAATGACTGGCTCGTAGTCGCCGATGATGTCGTCATCGTTCATATACTCAACGATAGGCACTTCGCCGAAGAAGTGGAGTTGGTCAGTGGTTTCATCGCCGCTAAGGTTGCCACTCTTCAGGTGTCGTTCCATCACCATAGTAGGAGTGATGATGGTTAGTTCGTATTCGTCTTTGACTTCTTCGCCCTTTTCGTTCACCGAGTTCACATAGATGATAGCGAACATCTTTTTGTGCTCAACAGTATTGTCGCGAACGAGGATGATGTTGCGAGGATCTACCACTGCGCTTCGGCACTTGGAGTCTTCGTTTACATAGATGCGTTCAAAGCCGTGGCCGAACTTGGAAGCATCGTTTGCCAGGCGGATGTCGGTGTTGCTGATGATTTGGTCATCGAACTCACCCTGGATCTTGTCGAACTTCACACCTTTGCTCACGGTGTAAGTTACTGGGTTGCCTAGTAGGTAGCCAGTGTTGAGCCCTGTGATATAACGCGCAAAGGCAGTAACGGCCACTAGAGGCTCTGAGTCCTCCTCGCCCACGACCTTTTCTGCGTTGTAGTATTGGTCAAGCTCGTTATAGCGGCGAAGTTCATCCGCACGCTTCACGCTGCTGATGAGGGTTTGGACTACCTCACCAGTCGGTTCAGTGCCTTTCGGCAAAACATACATTCGTTTATTGATGGCCATATATTTTTCCTCCTTATCTCATAAACGGCGCTCGCCGATGTGCTGCGGCGCGGCCGAGATCAGCATCGGTGTAGATTTTAGCTTTAGGTGTATTGGCTACTGTTTCATAGATAGCAGCCAAGACATCTACGGCATCATCGTGGGCATTCTTGCCCTTCCTCTGGTAACTCATAACCTGCTTGTAGAACTCTGGGTATCTAGTCCGCCAGTTGAGCGGCATATAGATGTGGTTCTGCACCCAGGCTGAGCTGGCCAGAATACGGCTCTCCTTGTTCTTCGTCTGAGCCTGGTCTGCCACTTGAGTTCTGTGGTTGCCCATCTCGGAGAGCAAGCGAGCCACATTTCTCGCGAAGCCACGGCCACCGTTGTTTGACTCAATGGTCGCCTTGTTGACTTCGTTTCTCGTCAGCAGGTCTGCAACTGCTGGCTCGGTGGTTTCCATCGGCTCGTCTGTAAAGACGAGATCAAGGACATAAGCCTCATTTTCATACACCCCATATACCACTGAAACGAGGTAGTCCTCGCCAGTGTCGGCGGTATCGGTGTAGTCGTAGATCATCGGCATATTCGGTCTCTGCTCCCAGGTCTTGAACTCTGAGTAGAGCCGACCTTTGACATCTATCGGTTGCTGGTTGTAGTTCGCTTCGGCAATATCAACATTCATCTCTTGCTTTATCATCTCGAACGACTTGGCATCGAGTATCTCATCGCAGAGCATCTTGCCATTCTCGTCTTGAGCTTTGTAGGTGATGATTTCTACATCTTCGCCGAAAGCTTCAATGATGTGGCCAGCAAGGTCATTTTCAGCCCATCTCGTCATAATGATGATGGCTTTACGCTTGCCCTCCAAGCGAGAGAGCATCGTATTTGTGAACCAGCTCCAAGTCTTGTCCAGTTCCGCCTCGTTGTAGGCTTCTTCAGCGTTCTTGATAAGGTCATCGCAGATCATAAAGTCGCAACCAAAGCCAGTGGCGGTAGCGTTAGGAGATGTGGCAAGGTAGGACACCTGCGTTTGTCCTTTCAAAGTCCAGCGTTTCGCCGCCGCTTCACCGAACTTGACGGCGGTGCGTGGGAAGATGTCCGAGAAGACGATAGCATCGCCCAGCTTTTCGGTCTGAATAGTGTTTCGCACATTTCGTGAGAAGATGCCAGCTACATCCTCGTTATACGATGCGGTCATCACTCGGCAGGCAGGGTTTCGGCCAAAGAGCCAAGCGGTGAGGCACTGCGCCGTGAGTGATTTGCCGTGGCGCGGTGGTGCGTTGATGACTAGGAAGTGTTTATCAGAGTTCTCCACGAAGTTTTCGATGCGGTCGCACATATCGGTCAGATACTCGCGGTCATCCTTGAAGAAGTTGGGGAAGAGAATGTTGCAGAAGTGCCAAAGGTTGTTATGCGCCATCGCTAGGTCAATGTCGCGGTCGGTGAACTGCTCATTGAAGCGCTGCATAATGTTTCTATCGTGCTCGTCCATAGCTACTCCTCGAACCTGCTTCTCTGTGGGAATTGACCACGGATGTATTCGCCAACCGTGCCTCCTGCGAAGCTCTTGTCATCGGACGATATAGTCGCCCATTTCTTTAGCTTCTCGACTGGGAAGTCCATCACCTGGCACTTGCGATCGCCCTGGTTTGTGCCGCCGATTTCCCAGTAGTTGCCGTAGAGCGCACGGAACATCGGCTCGTCTGGGAACTTGTCCAGGACTTCCAGAGCCTTTTTGCGGTTGATGAGTATAGGTTTATGCACTGCGTAGTTCAAAGTGCCTTTATTAGCGGTTTCAAGCGTATTCACGAGGTGTCGGAGCCGTGCTGTCCAGGTCGTTGCTTGCTGGTTGTGGCGCTCTTCCACACGGACGATGTGGCGGTATAGGTCGCCATTGTAAGCAGGTGGAGTATTCTCGGCATAGGGTTTCATAATGAAGAAGTCGTCATTGAATAGCCAGAAGTCTTCCGAGATTTCATCATTCAGGCAGGCTTGCCGCAGCATCGAGCGGACACGCTCCCACTTGGTGTCTTCGGTTTGCTGGACTTCTACATAGCGGTCTGGTTTGAGGCCGTCAGGTTTGCCGCCATAGAACCACACATTCCGATGTGGGAAGAACTTTTCGACAGAGCGCAGAGAGTAGCGGAGTTCTTCGTTTTCTGGTTCATTCTTCACAAAGTAAACGATGTCGTTGTGGCTGTTTAGCCCACGCGTAAAGCCATAGTCCTGAAACACCTTACTGTGGCGATGCCGAGTGATGACACGCTTTAGCCAGCGCCGTTGAGCAATAGGCGCATCGCCTAGTTTGAGCCGTCTGAGTAGTCTGTTCTCTTCATCATCCATTCGTTCGAGCCGTGCCAAGCATAACCCCCCACGGCATAAAGAGTTGGTGTTGTCAAAGTAGTGATGGACGAGCAGGTCTGATGCGTGGTAAAGTCCGCCGCTCTTCAGCAGCACATTCACATTGAACATCTCATCTTCGCCGAACTGCATCCCCTGAATGAACTTGAAGTCGTTTTCTTTGATAAACTCGGTCTTGTAGATCTTGTTCCATACCATCTGCCAGTAGCGCCGCAAGTTGTCCAGGTCATAGTCGCCCTTTGGCCAGGCGCGCAGAATAGGCTCTTCTTGCGTTTTGGTGTGGCGGTATTGGCCGAACTGTATCACATTGTCGCCACGCTTCGCCAAGTCATTCAACACTTCGATAGCGTTCAAAGAGTAGGCATCATCAGCATCTAAGAAGGTAAGGTATTCACCCTTGACCTTTTCCATCCCAAAGTTGCGTGCGGCCGAAACACCGTTGTTTTCCAGGTGATATACTTCAAAGCCATACTTCTCGCCGTAGCGGTCGCAGATTTTAGGCGAGCCATCGGTTGAGCCATCATCTACAATAATGACTTGCGCCGACTTGTCCGTCTGGTTGGCCAGGCTGTCTAGGCATCGTTCGAGGAAGGGCTCCTCGTTATAGACTGGGATGATGACACTGATCATTTCTTCACCCCCTTCATCTTCTCAAGTAAAGCTTTGGCTTCGGCAGAGATTTTCCAGCGACCAGTTTCCAGTAAGGTCTGAGGCTTGAGTGTTCGTTTCTTCTTATTTTCCATCGCTGGACTCCTTTTTTAGTGCTTTGAGCGTGCGCAGCTCTTCGATAGAAAGCTGGTTGAGTGGGTTTTCTGCTATCTGCATCACTTCGCCTGAGACTTTGGTTTCTGATGGATCGAAGCCACCTGAAAGCTGGACAAAGAGTTTTCTGACCGCTGGATCCGCATCCTTCTTCTTCGCATCCCTCACCAAGTTCTCAATGAACTCGATGTGGTCGTCTGGGTTGAAGTCAAGGTAAGCTTTGAGCGCTACTTTGGTGTCGTGATAAGATGCGCCATACCACTTATCAGATGGAGTATATTGGTTGACACCAGTAGGGTTATTATTGCCTGCCTCTTGAGCCATCTTTCTCTTTTCCTCTCTGTCATCTGTTGTATTTTTTACAGTGCTTTCGGTTAGTTTGTTATCAAAAGCAGAGCCCTCTGCGGCCATTATTTCTTCTGGTTGCGGTGTCTGCTCTGCCATATTTTCTTCCATATCAAAAAAGCGACCGCTCATAACGAGTAGTCGCAGTCGATCTGATTATATTATACCATAATTAGTGCCACAGGTCTTCATAGAAGGTGTCCATCCTCTGAAGAAGTGCTTTTGAGTCGCCCTTTGATGCGTGGTTGCGCCAGCACTTGTAGCATTCATCGACTTTGTGTCTGGTGAGCCTACCTTTTCGGACTAGGCCAGCCATACGGCGCAAGCGCCTTCTTGCCATCTTCACATTCTTTGGATCGACAAACATCAAGACCTTGCCAGTGTCAGTAAGTGAGTAGTAGAAGCCGAGAAAGCGAAAGCCCTCTTTGATGTGGAAGATGCGTGTTTTCTTAGGGTGTAGTTGGTAGCCGCGCGCGTTCAAACCCTTTTCGATTTGGCCTTTGCAGTATTCGAGATAGGCTTTGTCTTTGTGAAAGAGAAGGAAGTCGTCCATATAGCGGCCATATTCTTTGATGCGGAGCTTTTCTTTGATAAAGTGATCCATTGGGTTGAGGATGGAGATGCCGAGCAGTTGGACAAGCTGACTGCCTGGAAGATAGCCAACATCGTCTGGGTATTGCTCGTGTAGTATCTCAATGGCCATAGCAGCGATTTCAGGCTTCAGGTATTTCTTCAGGATGCCTTCAGCTACTTTGTGGTTCATATTGGGGTAGTAGCCCTTGATGTCGCATTGGAGAACATAAAAGTCGCCGCCATCTCGTTGGTAGATGCGGCGAAGAAACTGTTTCATCCTGGCTCTTGCGCAGTCGGTGCCTTTTCCAGTTTGGCAGGCGAAGTTGTCTGGGATGAGATGCTTGGTAAGTTCTGGGTAGATCTCATTGTCGCAGAGGCTTCGCTGATATACACGGTCTCGGAATGGTATTCCCATAGCCTGACGGCGCTTTGGACTTTCTAAGGTGAAAACTCGGCCTTTGCGCGAGCGGTATTTGCCAGTCTTGAGCTGTTCTTCAAGCTTCATCGTCTCTTCGACTGCGTTCAGAACAAAATGGGCCACGCTGTCTTTCCATATAACACCATTTTTGCACTTATTCATACTCTCATAGAGAGCATCAAAACCGATGATATGCTCCAGTTCCATAGTAACCACTTGTCTCTTTCGTGCGCGGTGTGATAGCGAGCCTAGTTCAAAGAAATAAACTCGCATCACCGCACTGTTGTTCGCAATTCCGCGCAATTCCACGGAATTAGCAGGCATTCGGCTCCTTGTATCGTATCAGATGCTCTTTCACTCCTGCGTTACGCGCAGGCACACGATAGAAAGTTGTCGATACAATCCGCGACCACGCTGTAAGTGTTGTTCGCGTTGTTGTTGTTGCTGTTGCCTCGGTTGTTGATGTTATACTCGTTGTTCGCGTTGTTGCGATTAGCCGAGCGCAACCAGAAGTTGGCGGTGTTGCCACAACACATTGACTAGCCTACAACCTACGCTACGAAGTATCGTAGCGCTCTTTGTATCTTTTTCTGTCTGCATCGCGCCAAGCTTTGATAAGTGTGCGACACTCTACAATTTTCTTCCCCCAGTAAGTTACTCTTTTTGTGTCAAGATGAAAGACCTTCTTGGCAATATCAAGAAGGCCCAGGAAAGCGTTACATTTTACAACGGCTTTGTCCTGGAGCCTTTTTCTTTCTTTGTAAGCCTCTTCGCTGGCGACTCGGATGTTGTTGGCCGTCCAGCAGATAAGGTAGATGTCTTTTGCGTGTGAAATAAGGTCATCCGTAACCGCAGCTCGAAACTTTGGATCAAAGACTTTCTCGTTTGCGGTGATTTGGATGGTATAGCTTGCAAGTTCCAGCGCCTTGATGCAGACTTCAAGTTTGCCTTTCCTGCGTTTTTCTTCCACAACGCTCATACTTATATTATACCACAGAGGCACAAAGGCGGCGGAAGTGTCCGCCGCCGATGCTTAGGATGCCAAGATGATTTTACAAGCCGCGACCACGCTGTAAGTGGTGTTCGCGTAGTTGTT